GTTATCATGTGCAACTGCCATAACAGTGCCATCAGGTGTCAGGGCTACGCCGTAACCATTGCCCGCTGGTAAGGATGCAGGGTCAGGTCTCTTGACCCATTCCGTTCCATCCCAGTCATATGTGGTGATGTATGGGGAGCGTTCATGTACCACTGCCATAACAGTACCATCAGGTGTGAGTGCTACTCTCATACCATTACCCGTCGGTAAGGATGTGGGGTTGCCAATTCTCGAATTACTTTCTTGGTTTTTTATATTTGTAATATAATCTGAGACGGTCAAACCATTCTTTTTAATAACTAAACTGCTTTGTCTAATATTGGCGGAAGGCAGCATAAAACGTTTCTTAACCCCATCGCCACTTCCAATATTGACACCCGTGTAAGACTGACCTGAAAATATACCTTGTACGGGTAATTTTAGACTAAATAGATTCGCAAAGTATAAATATTTAACATGGCCATTTCCCGATGTAATTCCAAACCTTAGCGTATTTGTTTTTCTTTTTCTATTTGGGACATCCGAAGTCCATGTAACTGAAGTGGTTGTTCCTAACGGTGAATATGGATTTTCAATTGTACCTAAACTAAGAGACCCAGTTGGAGCACTGCCTCCAGTTAAATAATTGATTAACTGATTGTTATTGGGCATACCAATCAACTTTAACTCTGGAATAGCATTTACAAATGTTATAAACACTGTTGCAAATATAGTGACTACATCCGTATCACTCTTAGTAATCGAGATTGCATTGCCCTCACTATCCTTAAGCATTGCATGGGTGACTAGACTGCTATTCGATGAGCCAAATGCAATTCCAACCTCAGTAATCGTTGACTCTACAAATTCTTCAGGATTGAGAACTATTTTCCTTTTCCAACTTGAAAGGGGGAGAGCTTTTATAGTTTCTTCGGTTAATGCAGTTTTAGTCCCCAAATGATTAAACAAGCTAGTTCTCTCTGGCGTTGGCATTCCAGTTCCTGTACCAAAATGAATATTCACGAAATACGTAGAACCACCGCATAACCTTGTCCACATCTGGTCAAGGATAATGTTGTATCCAACGAATTCTCGGTGTTCTCCTGTTTCGATGTTGTCAATGTGCACATCAAATCTATTATGAATATTTACATTTTGCTTTATTTCCATTACCTTCCACCTCCTATACTTTGGTTACCACAAAAACTTTTCTTTTCCATACGTTATCCCTCCCTACAATGGATTGCTTCCAACTTTAGTTACTACAAAACTAATATCCATTATACTTATTTCAAGGTTCTCTCCACCATCATATGCGTTACTATGGTACACTTGCTGAACATCGAATATTATATCCATAACTGCCACGTTAAGATTCTCTTCAGCGAACCCCATTGGCGGTGTCAAGTCTGGTGTGAACTCATACACAAAACTACTTATAGCGAATCGACTGCCTTGGTTCAAACAGTCCAGTTCCACTACAGTTCTGTCATAAGTCACAAACATATTACCAAACGCACCATTAAAGTTAACTAGCGTTAAGACTAACTCACTATTATCAACACCAGCGGACGTACTCACGATATTAAACGATGTATTCAACGAATCTTTAACTAAGAACGCTTGACCCACTGTTGACAAATCATAGTCTATAGGATGACTAAACTTTATTCTTATCGTATACTCGTCATCATTGCTAATACTTAAAACTTCCGGATATATTGGCTCAGCTACATTAAACCATACATCAGTAATTCCTGTTTCTATGTGCTCATCACTATACGTATCAAGGTATGTTATCGGTGTTACTTCAAACATAATATCCGTGATACTTGTAGCAATACGTTCTACTGGTGATGCCATACCGCCCCAGTTCCTATGCGTTATAAAAGAATGTGTTGTACCAGTACTATCTAGGATATTTATACCAACTCTATAGTCATTAGTTCTGAAGCCATTTATATCTACTGCTGTACCGGAAAAAATTGCTAAAGGTCTTTCATCTTCCCAAGCCATACTACCTGTTGTTTGTTCTGCATAAGTTCTGTAGTAAGGTACCCCATTCTTAATGTATAATACTATCATACCATGGTCTTGCCCAATATCTATAGAGTTTTTCCAACCACGCACCATAGCTACCTTACTTACATCTGTAGCTAGAACCCGTGAGTCCTCGTGTGCATACAAACGTCTAACATTAAGAGAACCTGTCGGAGTTACCCATCCTATCCAAGGGTCGTTATCCGTATTAAACGTAAAGGGATACTGATTAGTGATCCAATACCCGTCAAATTCTATTGCTGCATCTATTGCTTCTCCGAGGGTAGCTTCAGCAATCCAGGCAGAGCCCGGTAGTTCTGTGTATGCGCTTTTCTTAATAACACAAATACCATCATCTATGCAAGCTGCATAAATAAAAGATATCTGAGACTCCGATTCTAACTTGCGAACAGTTATATCATATGCTATAGACCCAATGTCCATTACGTTATATGCAATACGACCGCCGTCTATGATATACATTACTCTTCTTGGGTCTATCTTAATTGAACCACTAACGACCTGAGCAGTAACAGTAAAGTTATGGTAACCTTGCTGCTTAATCAAATATGCATGCGGTATTCCAATTGTTCCACGTCCTGCATTCACATAGAAATACATAGGCGTATATAGCTCTGAGATTTCATTATCTTTAATTCTTATGATTAGTTCCGTTGGTTCCGAGGCGACATAAGAAAGTGTGAATTTACCTGTGAGCTCAGTAGTCTCTGTGATGTACGCTGAAATCAAAGCTACTATATCTTCTTTTTGCGCAACCTCCATGGATGCCTGATTATAGTCAGATAGTAGTCTAGGCAATCTGTCTAGCACCTCTGTTAAGTCAACATCAGTTAATTTAGGAGGAAACAGAGCGTAGTCAGATATAACCACTGGAGAGGTTGTCTTAAATGTAAAGGTTAAAGACGCGTGGTCTAGAGCTTCGACTGGAAAGTCTACTGAGCATACGCCATTACCTGTGTCAACTATAGGAATGGTGTAGACATGCGTTACACCTGTCTCAGACAATACTTTAAGTTCTGCTATAAGACCCATAGCATACGGGTCAGCATAAGGCGTTACTATTACGGATAACAAAAAGTATTCAGGTATAGATTGTAATACTGCTAAATCTATATTTTGAACAGCGTACCCACCAGCCTCAAGCGTTATAGAATCTGTTGTAACAGTGCCGTTCGTTACTTGCCAATTAGCTACTACTGAGGATAGGATGTTAGAGCCGTATGTCATACACCCACCCCCTCCAATATTTCTGTATTCAGCAACGTCATATCGCACATCAAACCGCCTGCGTACTTGTAGCTCATTCTTTGTATGATACCTGTGTAGTTCAAATTATACCTCGTACTAGAAACTACTACCTTGTCTCCAATGTTCAGCAATGGGTTGCCACGTATTGACAACGATAGTAACGGTGTGTCATTATTTACGAAAGCGTTTAGGATACTCTTATAGTACTCAGCATATTCAGTTGATTGGATGTATTTATTTGAAATACTTAATTGCTTCGCCGCATCGTCAGATAAAGTGAATTCTGTTAACCCTATAGTCTTTCCATAAACTTTGAGGTCTGCAGCAATAGCTTCAATTGTACATTCTAAAAGCAGTGATATTAACCATTGTGTTGCTGTGAAGTTTTTAAGTGCAACTACATCGCTGTTAGATTTAATATCAACCATAGATACTTGCCAAAGAGGTCCAGCACTGAATGCTGCATTAGTTATCTCATTCATGCCTTGTGTCAATGTTAAACCGTTTAGTTCTACTAGTTTAGTTATCGCTGAAATCTGCGGAACGCTGTACGTCAACTCTACCCCGTCATAAGCTCGTATAATAGACTGTTTTACGGAAACAGTTTTAATTTGATTAGCATCTGTTAAAGTAGCCCTAACAGGTTTAGTGCTTGTAAAAGCGCCTATGATAGGTGTTCCGTTCTTGGTACTTGTTACGTAACCAAGCGCCGCTGCGCTTAATTCCTGTAAAAAGTCTTTTATGGTGCCACTCACAAATGCGAAAGGTACGCTACCTACAAGAGCCTCATCAACAGTAACACTTGTTCCAAGTAAGTTAAAGAAGTCTGTCATAAAATCATAATAAGTGGTGTTACGTGCAATAGGATAATTCGGCATAGGACTGTTAAATATATTGTACCACGCATCATTCGCCACAACGTCCGCATAAGTACCTGTAACCTGCGCATCCCAACCGGTAACGTAATATTTGCCAAGTTGTACCCATTCTACTTCTTCATCGTCATAGACTGGTTTAATAAACAACTCAACAGGTACTCCAGCTTTTATTTTACCAAAGTAAGGACTTGACACATTAGTCGGGCTAAATATACCGTTATCATTGAAAAGCCTGAAGGAGAGCTCGTTAGAAGAAATTGCTCCGAAAGGATTGGACGATTCTGCAGAGCCTTCTTCAAGCCAGTCAGCGTCTATTAAGTAGTTTGATTTTGAGACGCTTAAAGGAGTAGAGGTGAAGTAAATATCAAGTCTTACATCAAGATATCTACTGGCGTTATTAAAATCTGTATCTGTTGCGACTCGTGGCATTACTTACACCTCCTTACTGTTCTATTAGATTGAAGGTAACATTTTTCCACACCCAATTAGTAGTTCTACCAGCTCTATGCAATTCTGTTGGTATAGAACCTACGTATACTGTAGCAGTTTTAGAGACACCGTTTTCTAGATACTCTAGAGGGAAGAACAAAGTTGTTGAGTCCCAAATAGCCTCAAGAATAGTGTCTAAATCATCGCCGCTAATTGCATCGTACGTAAAGTAGAACTTACGCTTCTTTGCAATTAAATCACCAACCATGGTAGCGTCTGCTAGACGCTCCATGTTTGTAATATTGTACCGCTCAATCTTAAAACTAGAAGGGTTTTTAATTGCTATATTATTAACAGTGAAGTTTGCCATTTTTATCCCCTCCTTGCTTTTTCTTCTAGCTGTATTACATCCATCTTACGGCTTAGTTCTTTTAGTCCTCTCTCATCAGCAATTAACGTACCAACGTATAGCGGTTGAAGCTGAGACTGCTGTCCTCCTGACATGTTAGCTATGATGGGTATAAGCGCAGACGAAAGTCCATTAGACACGGCATCTACAAATGGCCTCATAGCCTCTTCATTTTCCAATGGTATTATTGCCTCAGCTTTGTTGCCTTCAGCGAACCTAGCTATGTGCTCTCTGTTAAATATGCCACCAACTGCGTGACCCTTAATTACTGTACTAGGGTTAGCATATGAAATGTCAGTAGCTGTAGCACGGCTATTCAGCCCAAAAAAATTTCTAAGTTTATCTATTGCATTATCTACCCAGTCAAAGAACTTACCAAATACATTATTCCACATATCAGAAATCCAGTTCTTAAATGACTGATAAATATTGCTTATACCAGATTTAACACTGTCATACATACCTGTTATCTTATTCTTTACTGTGTCATACATGCCGCTAAAGAAGTTAGTAACCGACGACCATGCACCCCTAAGCTTTTCTGTGATAGTGTCACATATCTTTTGGAAGAACTCTTTGACAGATGCCCATGCACCCCTAAGCTTTTCTGTGATAGTGTCACATATCTTTTGGAAGAACTCTTTGACAGATGCCCACGCACCCCTAAGCTTTTCTATGATAGTATCCCATATCTTTTGGAAGAACTCTTTAACAGATTCCCAGGCACCGCTAAGCTTTTCTGTGATAGTATCCCATATCTTTTGGAAGAACTCTTTAACAGATTCCCAGGCACCACTAAGCTTTTCTGTGATAGTATCCCATATCTTTTGGAAGAACTCTTTAATATCAGTCCAAGCTTGCTTAAACCAATCAGTTATAGCGCCCCAGTTGTCTGATATAAGCCCTACTATCCAACCTACTAAGGCTCCAATAGCTGCTCCAATAGCTGCACCACCAGGTCCACCAAATATCATGCCTATTGCTGCACCTAGCCCAGTACCTAAGCCTTTTGCTATACCAGATACATCCCAGTTACCTGTAGAAAAACCTTCTATAAACTTATCAGTTATCCATCCAACTAACGCACCTATTGCTGCTCCAACTCCTGCTCCTAAAGGACCTCCAGCAATTAAGCCTATACCAGCACCAAGTCCTATACCAACAGGGAGTCCTATCTTACTCCAGTCCCCTTCCTCTATACCCCTTGAGATACTGTCTATTATCCAACCAACTAAAGCACCTATTGCTGCTCCAACTACTGCGCCCAATGGGCCTCCTGCAATTGAGCCTATTGCAGCTCCAAGAACAGTAGCTATAGGTAACGCAATAGTACCGACATCTGTAAGGCCTAACTGCTTAGCTAGATCATCCCAGAACCAACCTGCTAAAGCACCTATTGCTGCTCCAATCTTTGTACCAGCAGGTCCACCTATTATGGTACCTAAAGCAGCACCAAGTAGGCCTCCTATGCCAGCACCAAGTAATTTATCTTTACCACCAAGAGCCCCTATAAGATTGTCTACAAAGCCAGAGGCTATTTCACCAACATTAGGAAACTCAATCTGCATATCAGATAGGTCTAAACTAGCACCATCGAAGCTGCCCATAAAATCTTCCCATTGATCAGCAGCATTTCCTTCATCAGGGTTCTTCAGCGAGAATACCTCATCAAATCCAAGAAGACTTTTAGCAGCTTTAGTTGCCTTACCTGTGGCGCTTGCTAGCTCATCCATTCCTTTTCTAGTACCATCAAGAGCGTTATTGAACTTGCTAAGGTCATTTGCACGCTCTTTAGATTCTGGCAGCAACTGCTTGCTTGTGTCTATGCCACCAAGTGAATAAAGACCTTTGAACAGGTTATTGATGGAATTTCTGAACTTTTCACTAGCGCCGGATAGCGCTATAAAAATACCTACACCCAAAGCTAATAAAGCCCATATAGGATGATACACCACAAAGTTCATAGCAGCCACTAAAGCTTTTATTGCACCAACTATTCCTTTGATTACTACAGTAGTTATACTTGCTGCAACCGCTTGAATCTTGTATACAACCCACGCAGCCGCCGCGGCCAATATTGCAGCGGTTAAGCCCTTCATTAGTTTTTCATTACTAGTGATAACTTTTAATAAACCAGCTAATGTACCAACAACTGTATGTATAGCTGGTGCTAAAGCATTAAACGCATATAGTAACCCTCTAAGCAGACTACCAAGAATCTTAAAGGCTGACGCTAAGGTACTCTTTATAATATCCCATAAAATCTTGAGATTAGCTATAAGCACTTTTATATCTTGCTGTAATGCTGGTGGTATTAGTTTCTCGAACACACCACCAATACCTTTCAGCTCATATATGCTTCTAAGCTCATTTATAAACTCACCGAAATGTCCTAGAGCGCCTCTTAAGTACTCTGTAAAAGGCTCAAATATGCCAGCAAACAACATTGTAGAGTTATCTACAATATTGCTTATAATACCCTGAGTAGTGCTAGATGCCAACTCCAAAGTAGTGCCAAATCTTTCATTGATACCTTCAACAAGTGCATTAAGCGCTGTACTAGCAGGAATCGCCGTTCTGCCTAGATTCCTAAGCTCTTCAGCGGTTAGATTTAGTTTCTCCTGTAATATTTCATATACGGGTATACCGGCCTCAGCAAGCTGGCGCATCTCTTCATTCATTAACCTGCCCTTGGTGTATATCTGACCCATTGCTCTAGATATAGGTTCTATAATAGCATCAGTACCTTGAACTGTAGCTGCAGATAGTACACCTTGCATCATAAACATAACATTCTTTGATTCTATACCATAAGCTAGTAATCTCTTCGCCGCTTCTTCAGACTGCTTAAAAGAGAATGGTGTAACTGCAGCAAAATCTTTAAGAACATTTATAAACTCTTGAGCTAGCTCGGTGTCACCAAATAGGTTCGAGTATACCATCTTGGCATACTCTAACTCTTTTGAAAATTCCCATACTGCATCTGTAGCTCTTCTAATAGCATTAAGACTACTATAGAATACCTTAGATACTATGATACCTTGGACTATACGTGATACATCCTTGAACTCAAACTTTGCTTTCTTTGTAGGGTCCACCATACCAGTATTTATCTTACCCTGTAGATCAGAAGCAAACTTGTTAGCTAAGGTAGATGCCTTCTGCATATTCCGTGCAAAGTTCTGTATATTAAGATTTAGTTGTGCTGTTAG